AATCCTCACAGAAAAGACACAAGGAATGAGGTATTAGGATTTAGAAGATTTGCTAGAGCATTTAATAAAATTAATACTACTCATGAGATAGTGGATGTTAATGATTATGTTATGCAATTATACAGAAATAATTTTATAAAGATAAAATCTTTTATACCAAGAACTAGTAATAGAATAAAGTATAAAATGAAAATACCTAGATATGTTCGTTCTAATACGGGTGCTGTTGTATATTTTAAAGAGTATAAAAAAATATTTGATAACTATCTATCAGCAAAAAATTATGCAGTTAAATTAGAAAAACAACATGTGGAATACACTAGAAAACAATACGAAGACTACTACAGTACAAACAAATATAACTAGAAAGGGGAAATATGTTTGGAAAAAAACACTTGATGACTGTCACTATAGAAATACCTTATGAGATAGAGGTAGCAGATAATGTATCTGATATAGATGAAACTTGTAAGAACAGGGTTTCAAAATCTTTTAAAGAGGAATTTGGAATACCACTTGACATTGAGAGAATGTATGTTAGAATAGAGGAAGAAGACTATGTTGAGTAGACTATTATTATTATTATTTATTAGTTCTTGTTCAATGGCATTTGACAGGGACAAAAAAGATAATAAAATAATAATAGAAAAATTAGAACCTATCCAAAAAACAAAAGTTAATTGTGATACAAAAGATTTGACTGCATTAGAATTGAAGAAATGTGAAATGGAAGCAAGACTATTGGAGTTAAAATATTAAAGCAATAGAAAGATATGAATGGAAACAGGAAACCTAAGACTATATATCCTAAGAACATTACTTACTAGGGATAAGTACGATAAACTAAAATCAGAGATAGAAGAATCTATATTTCAGAATGGTGCTAGAGAATTATATAAAACTATAGGTTATATTTACAGAGATAATCCTAACATTACTGAAATAAATTTTAGTGATTTAAGATTAGCTTACTTCAATACTTACTATCCTAATACTAGTTTTGCTTCACAAAAAAATATACATGAGTTAATAGATAACATAGAAAATCAAGAACCACCTAGTGACGATGTGGTTTCTACTGCTTTAAGGTCCATGTATAGAATTAAAAAAGCAGATGAGTTAGCAAGGATATGTTTAGATATATCTAACAATCCAAGTAGTAGTAGTCTTAAACAAGTAGAAAAGTTTATGGCTAATGTAGATGAAGAACAAACACAACAAGAAAGTGAAGCAGTAACAAAAGATGTAGACGAAATTGTAGAAGCTTTACAAGAACAAGGGGAGTTTAAATTTAATCTACCTTCATTACAACGAGCAACAAATGGTATTGGTCGTGGTAACTTTATGATTATATTTGCTAGACCAGATGTAGGTAAGACTGCATTTTGGGTTAGCCTTGTGGCCTCACCTCAAGGTTTTGCATGGCAACAAAAAAAAGTTTCTATATTTGCTAACGAAGAACCGGCAATCAGAACACAAATGAGATTGCTTAATTCCTCTACAGGATTACAACGAGGCAATATTCTTAATGGCAGTAGAGATGTGGCTAAGAATAAGTGGGCCTCAATTAGTCCTTACATAGAAAATTTTGATTGTGTAGGAAAAACTATGGATGATTTAGATGAGTATTGTTCTACTAATGATGTAGATATATTAATTATAGACCAATTAGATAAGATAAATGTGACAGGTAAATATAATGCTACCCATGAAAAGTTAAGAGAAGTTTATACTCAATCAAGAGAGTTGGCCAAACGTCATAACATACTAGTGATTGGAATGTCTCAAGCTTCAGCAGAGGCACAGGGTAGGTCTAGGGTTACGTTTAGCACAATGGAAAATTCTAAGACAGGTAAGGCTGCCGAGGCCGATATTATCTTAGGTATTGGTAAAGAAGATGAGGCAGAAAATTTTATGGATGATTGTGTTAGATTTGTAACACTATCAAAGAATAAACTAACAGGGGACCACGCTGAGTTTGAAGTAATACTTAGACCCACAATATCACGTTATGCAGAAAGGATATAAATGATAACAGTATTAGATATAGAAACAACATTTACAAAAGAGGGAGACCCTTCACCATTTAATCCGGACAATAGATTAGTTAGTGTAGGTATTAATGATGAATATTATTTCTTTTATCATTCAGATTTATTTGAAAAATCTATAGCGATTGATAATAAAAAATCAGTACAAGATATATTAGATAAATCAGAATTAGTTATTGGACACAATCTTAAGTTTGATATGTCATGGTTATATCAATGTGGATTCACATATAAAGGTAAACTATATGATACAATGTTAGGGGAATACATAATTAACAGAGGTGAAAAAAAATCTGTATCATTAAAAGAATCTTGTAAACGTAGAAGTATAAGTTTAAAATCAGATATACTATCTACTTATATGAATGAGGGATATGGTATAGATGAAATACCTATGCCAAAGTTAGAAGAGTATGGTAAACAAGATGTTAAGATAACAAAAGAATTATACGAAGCACAGATAGAAGCCTTTAATAATCATGCTAATTCTAATTTAATTCCTACTAGAGATTTAATGAATGATTTTCTACGGGTCCTAATAGATATGGAAATGAATGGAAACTATGTAGACAATGATAAATTAAAATTAGTTGAGAAAGAATTAAACGAAGAGTATTATAAATTAAAAAATAAAATAGATAAGATTGTTAGTGAAATGATGGGTGATACTAAAATAAATTTATCTTCCACAGAGGATTTATCTAAAGTTATTTATTCTAGAAAAGTACAAGATAAAAAGCAATGGGTACAGTTATTTAATATTGGTATAGATAAAAGAACTAAAAGACCTAAGAGAAGACCACGAATGACAGACAGAGATTTTCAACACAATGTATCTAAGTATACTGATACTGTATATAAAACTGTAGCTAGTCAATGTAAAACTTGTAATGGTGTGGGCCTAATAAGACAAACTAAAGTAGACGGAACACCATTTAAGAACATGTCTAAGTGTCCGGATTGTAAAGGTGAGGGTATGCTATTCTTAGAAACAGAAGCTAAAGCAGGATTTGGTTGGTCCCCTAGAACTGTTCATGACGCTGCACAAGGTGGATTTAAAACAGATAAAGATACATTAAATAAAATATCTGTATTTGCAGAAGGTAAACTAAAAGAATTTGTAGATAGTATTATGAGATATAGTGCAGTAGAAACTTATCTTAATACATTTATAACAGGTATAAAAGATAATACAAGAGAAGATAGTATACTTCATCCCTCATTTAATCAGCATATAACTACTACAGGAAGACTATCTAGTTCTAAACCTAACTTCCAAAACATGCCAAGAGGTGATAAGTTTCCTATCAAGAAAGCTATTACATCTAGATTCCACAAAGGTAAAATTATAGAAGTAGATTTTGCACAGTTAGAATTTAGAACGGCAGTATTCTTAGCACAAGATAAACAAGGTATGATTGATATAGCAGAGGGAGTTGATGTTCATCAATATACTGCAGATGTTATTGGGTGTTCAAGACAAGACGCAAAGGCCCACACATTCAAACCTTTGTATGGTGGAATGATGGGTAAGAAAAAAGAAAAAGAATATTATCAAAAGTTTTTAGAGAAGTATGAGGACATTGCAGAGTGGCATAAGAGATTAGAAAATACTGCAATTAAATCTAAGATAGTAAGACTACCGAGTGGTCGAGAATATTACTTCCCTAATATCTATAGAAGAAAAGACGGCAGTAGCACACAATCTACTGCAGTTAAGAACTATCCTGTCCAAGGATTTGCCACTGCAGATATAGTTCCTATAGCGTGTATTAATGTATGGAATCTATTGAAAGAAAACAATATGAAAACATTATTAATAAATACTGTACATGATTCTGTTATATTAGATGTACATCCAGATGAGTATCAACAAGCCATAGAAGTTTTAAATCAAGGTTTTTCTAGTATTAAAGATTCACTAAAGAAAAGATTTGATTGTGAATTAAATGTACCATTAGACTTTGAAATAAAAAGTGGTGAAAATTGGCTTGACTTATCCACAAAAATATGATATAATATACGTATACAAGGAGGCATTATATGTCAAACGAACTAAGTAATTTAGATAGTTTATCTAGTGACAAGATAATGGCCATGGTCGGACAAGACGCAGATACCGGTGGCTCATCTTTACCTAGACTATCTATTAACTACGAAGCCGAAGATAGTGACGGCAACGCTATAAAGCGTGGCTTGTACAAAGTAGAAGGTACAAGCAAAGGCACTGTGTATGCAGAGAAAGTATCTTTTAGACCTTTCTTAAATACATTTCAGTATAAGAAGTATGATGAAGAGAACGAACAGAATAATTATAAAACTGTTATGTTTAGAAGTTGGTCTGATTCTAAGATAGATACCAATGGAACTGAATCATGTGGAAGTGTACCCAAAGCAGAACGAGAAAACTTAGACCCTGTTGCTAAGATAGAACAGGATAAGATTACTTGTTATCGAAATGTCTTTGGTGTTGTGTCAATAAAAGGTAAGTCTTCAAAAGGTGAAGAAATTACCTTGACAAGTGAGCCTGTATTATATAGAGTACGTGGAGTAAACTTTATGCCCATTGGTAATATGTTACAAAGTTTATCTAAACGTAATAAGATAATGTATAATACTGTGTTAGAATTTGACGGCACAGAAAAGCATACAAAAGGAAGCGTAACATATTTTGTTGCCAAGATTAAAGACGGCAATAAAGATGTTAAGTTCTCTGATTCTGATAAAGAAACATTAAAAGGTTTCTTAGAATTTGTAGAGTCAGAAAATAGTTATGTTAAAGATGAACATGCTAAAGCTAAAAAAAGTCATACTACTGCAGAAGATGTATTAGATGATGAGATATTAAAGGAAGTTGTTGCTTGACTTTCTTAGAAGAAGTAAAAGGACTATTGTCACAGGCTCAACGTAAGCCTGTGGCAATACCTAAAGAGATATTAAATATGTTTCTTAAGGATTGCAAACAAGCAGTTGAAAAACAGTTTACACAAGAAAGAGAAAAAGAATTTAGAATTAGAATGTCTAGCATTGGCAAACCTTTATGCCAATTACAAATGGAAAAAAAGTATTCTGGTAATAAAGCTATACATACTTATGAAAATTATAATAACAAATTAAAGTTTTTGTTTGGTGATATATTAGAAGCTATAGTAGTTATGTTATTAAGAACTACAAAAGCTAATATACAAGGTGTACAAAAGAATGTCAAGTATAAAACAAAATGGTTTGACATGAAAGGTACATATGATATTATAATAGATGATAAAGTCTATGATATAAAATCTGCTTCACCTTTTGCATTTGATAAAAAGTTTGGAGAGAGTGGTGGTGGATTTGATAAGGTTGCTAAAGATGATGTGTTTGGATATTTAACACAAGGTTATTTATATTCTGAAGCAACAAAAAAACCTTTTGGTGGTTGGATAGTTATTAATAAAGCTACCGGTGAGATATTATTGAGTGAACCTCCACAAGATGATTCTCAGTATAGAAAAGAAGCAATACAAAAAGCTTTAGATAATACTAAGGCATTAATGGAAGATAAACCTTTTGAAAAATGTTTTGATTTAGAAGAAGAAATGTTTTACAAAAAACCTACAGGTAATAAAATACTAGGAACTGTATGTTCTTATTGTCCATTTAAACAAAAGTGTTGGGGTGAAGATATACAATACTTACCACAACAACAATCAAAAGCATCCAATCCTAAGTTTGCTTGGTATGTAGAAATAAATAATCCAAAGGAGGTTATGGTATGAAACATAACGCAAACTTTAAATATGATTTAGAGTGGGGTAAACAAGGGGAAACTGTTGTTGCAGAAATACAACAAGGGGAAAAGACTGAAGTAAAGTCAGAGAGAGATAAGTGGATTAAGACAGGCAATCATTATTGTGAATATCAAAGTAGGGGGAAAGAAAGTGGTATTAAGAAAACACAAGCTGAATGGTGGACTATAAATTTTTATAGTGGTAATAAGTTTTGTTTTAATATAACATTAAAAACAAAAGACTTAAGAAATATTATCAGTAAAAATAATTTTACTAAAATCCCCGGTGGTGATAATAATACATCATGGGGATATTTAATACCTATAGTAAAACTAATTGACTTTAATAATTATGGTGGTAAAGAATGAGTACATTAAAAGAAATGGAAGCACAAGTTGAGAAAGTAAAAGAAAGAAGTAGAGAGAGATTAAAAAAGATAAAAGAGTTAGAGGATAGAATTAAATCTTTAGAAATAAAGAATGAAGTGTTGATTGAAAGGTTAGAGAAATGGGCAGAAAGAAATTTTGAATTACGTCAAGAAAAAATTAATATGACATTAGATGAAGTTGTTGAGCAATCTAGAACTAAAACACAATTCAAACAAGCACAAGAATTAGCTAAGACTGTAGATGAAGTAAAAGAAAGAACTCAAAATTTAGATACAAAAGGGATTGCTAAAGGAGAGGAAAATGCGAATACTTAAAGACCCATTCACAGGAGATTTACTTTTGTCTTTAGATACATTTGAATCTAAGCAAGTAAAAGATAAAGGATATATAAAAATATCTAACACTAGCAGTTTTTTTGGTTCCTTAAGAGTATTGTATGAAGACTTATCTACAATAGTTACTGAAGAACTAAGAACTATACAAACATACAAGGAGAAAAAAGAACATGAAAAATTACTCGATAAATAGTGAGTTGTTACAGAATGTAATTAAATATATGTTTACTAGACCTTATGGTGAAGTGCATACATTAATTACAGGATTAGCACAATTACAGGAAACATCAAATGAATCCGGACAAAAACAAGAAACAAAGAAAGTTTGATTTTGTAGCAAACTTAATTAACTATTCCATTAATCTCAATCGAGATAGTGACATTCAAATAGATTATTCTTTTATCAAGCCTCAAGATTTTAAAAAGGCATTGAATGAATACAACGAAAAAAATCCTC